ACCATTAATAGCAATTAACTAATCCAATTGTAGTAATTCCTGGCTAATTGTAGTTTATTTACAACAAACACTTGCAATTATAAACAAACGATGGTATAATAAGGGTATAGAACCTCCCTTTTATAACAGGACAAAGGTATGACAACGGAAAAGAAAAAGAAAGTAGGCAATCCAAACTTTTATAAAGGTATGCCTTCGTTAAACCCAGCAGGTAAACCAGTAGGCTCGGTTAACAAATACACAGCATTAAGTAGAGAAGTATTATCAGCGAAAGGACCAGAGATAGTAGACAAGGTCATAGAGCTCGCCCTCGCTGGAGATAGACATTGTTTAAAGATGTGCATGGATAGAATAATACCAGCACACAAAGCAGTAGAGATTAAACACGAACATAGAGACTTAGGAATTAATATTATTGTTGAGTCTGTAAAAGCAATAGAGAAAGAAGAAAGAAAAGAACAGGAAACATTTGAAGGAGAAGTAATAGAGGCTATAGATGGCTGATATTAATGTTTCACTTCATGATGCTCAGATGGAGATATTTAAGTCTGAAGCTAGATTTAAAGTTATATCAGCAGGTAGAAGGTTTGGTAAGTCAAGACTAGCTGCATGGGTGTTATTAATAAAAGCACTACAGAGTAAAAGTAAGGATGTGTTTTACGTTGGTCCTACATTCCAACAGTCGAAAGACATTATGTGGGGTATGTTAAAGGAATTAGGCAGAGATGTTATTAAAGCTGCTCATGAGAACACAGCAGTGTTAACTTTAATCAACGACAGAAAGATATATTTAAAGGGAAGTGATAGACCAGATACATTAAGAGGCGTAGGACTAGAGTATGTTGTACTCGATGAATATGCTTCAATGAAGCCAGAAGTATGGGAAATGATTTTGAGACCCACACTTGCTGACGTGAAGGGTGGTGCTATGTTTATTGGTACTCCGGCTGGTAAGAATCACTTTTATAAATTATTCATGGAAGCTCAGGGAGAAGATAGTGATTGGGAAGCGTTTCAATATAACTCTACAGACAATCCCCTATTGGACCCAAAGGAAATACAAGCTGCTAAAAGCAGTATGTCTACCCAAGCATTCCGTCAAGAGTTTGAAGCTACCTTTGAATCGTTCAGTGGTGGAATCTTTAAGGAAGAGTGGATTAAGTACGTCGATAATGAAGCAGACTTTAAGGAAAACACTATAGGTCATTACGTAGTTTCAGTAGACCCAGCAGGGTTTGAAGCTGCAAGTAAGGAAAGAGGTTTAAAGTCAAGCAAGTTAGATGAAACAGCAATATCAGTAGTAAAGATTGTAGGTGACGAGTGGCTAGTTAAGGACATATACCACGGTAGATGGGGTATAAAGGAAACAGCTAATCGTATATTAAACGCTGCAATGGACTGTGAGGCTAGTTCGGTAGGTATTGAGGCAGGTGCATTAAAGAATGCTATCATGCCATACCTAGAAGATGAGATGAGAAGTAAAGGCAGGTGGGTAAACATAACAGATGTTACTCATGGTGGCAAAAGAAAGATAGATAGGATTACATGGTCGTTACAAGGACGACTGGAACACGGTAAGATTAAGTTTAGAAAGGCAGAATGGAACGAACATTTTATTTCCCAGATGATGGACTTCCCTTCTCCCCTAAGTCATGACGACTTACTGGACAGCCTAGCGTATATAGACCAAGTAAGTGTAGCGGACTACGCAGGTAGTATAGAATTAGAAGAAGATTGGGAACCTATGGATGCAGTAGCAGGATATTAATTTATGGAAGATAAAGATTACTCAGGACCGCACCAACAGTTAAGAGAATGGGTGTTAGACCGTGTAGATACGTGGGAACAACACAGAAACTCTAACTATTTAGCTAAATGGGATGAATACTACCGCTTATGGCGTGGTACATGGTCAGATGAGGACAAGACTAGAGCATCAGAGAAGAGCAGACTTATCTCTCCGGCTACATCACAGGCTATTGAAGCCACAGTAGCGGAATTAGAGGAAGCTACCTTTGGTGGACACCGTTGGTTTGATGTTGAAGATGACATGTTGGACCAAAACCCACAGGATGTAGAGTATATACGTAACCTACTCCATGAAGATTTAACAAAGGACAAAGTAAAGGATGCTATCGCTGAGTGTTTACTCAACGGAGCTATCTATGGTACAGGTATTGGTAAAGTAATTGTACAGGACAAGATGGAGATAGTAGCTAGTGAGGTTCCAGTACCGGGAACCATGACTACAACTACAGAGATAAGAGAAGTACCTTATGTTTGTGTTAAGTTAGAAGCTATATCACCTAAAGAATTCGTTATTGACCCAACATCTACTAATATTAATGATGCACTGGGCGTAGCACACATCGCAGTTAAGCCTCGTTACCTTATAGAGAAGGGAATGAAGGATGGTATCTACACAGACATGCCATTAGGAAGCTTTGAAAAAGCAGACTTTGGTTTTGATGAAGAGTTTGATAGCATATCTAACGAAGATGACAAGGTAAAGATTTGTGAGTACTGGGGATTAGTTCCTAAGCGTTTCCTTAATAAGAACGCTACTAATGAGTCGTTTGATTATGATGATGACGAGCTAGTTGAGGCTGTAGTAACAATTGCTAATGATGATTGTGTACTTAGAGCAGAGGAAAACCCATTCTTAATGCATGACAGACCGTTCATATCTTATCAGAATGACCGCGTTCCAACGAAATTCTGGGGGAGAGGAATCGCTGAGAAGGGATACAATCCACAGAAAGCTTTAGATGCTGAACTGAGAGCACGTATTGATGCCTTAGCACTCACGACACACCCAATGATGGGTCTGGATGCTACACGTCTACCACGTGGAACTAAGTTTGACATAAGACCGGGTAAGACTATACTTACTAACGGTGACCCAAGGTCTGTTCTAATGCCACTTAACTTCGGTAGTCTATCCCAGTCTACATTTACTGAAGCAGCAGAGCTAGAACGGATGGTTCAGATGGGTACTGGTGCTATGGATAGTGCTACTAGTCAGTCCGCACAACCTCGTAACGGAACTGCTAGTGGTATGTCAATGCTCCAAGCAGCATCTATCAAACGACAGAAGAGAACATTACTAAACTTCCAAGAGTCTTTCTTAATTCCTTTAATTAACAAAGCATTGTGGAGAAGAATACAATTTGATAACCAAAGATACCCAGCAGTAGACTTTAAGTTTAAAGCTTATAGCAGTCTAGGTATTATGGCTAAAGAGCTAGAGTCAACACAGATGATACAGTTATTGTCTATGACTCCTCAAGGCTCTCCTGCTTTTTATGTTATCTTAATGAGCATATTTGAGAACTCATCGTTAACTAATAGGTCACAACTGGTAGATGCAATCAATCAAATGATGCAGCCTAACCCTGAGGACCAGCAAGTTAAGCAGATAGAGATGCAGAAATCAATGCTTGAACTAGAGGAACTTAAAGCAGAGATTAATAAGATATATGCGGAAGCACAGAAGTTACAAGTTGATGCAGGTGATAAGACATCTAATGAAACTCTAGCTAAGAAACAACTAGAACTAGCAGAGAAGATGGTTAAGATAAAAGGAATACAATCAGAAACTGCACGTAATGTGCCTGAAGTAGAACATCTTAACTCAGAGATTGTACTTAACCTAGCTAAGGCTATGAACGGATGACAGATAGACAGATATTAGAACAACGATTAGACATGATTCAACACGATGGCTGGCGTTTACTTGTAGAAGAGTACACAGAACTAGCGGAATCACTTGAAAAAATCTATGATATTGATAATGAAAAGACTCTACATGAACGTAGAGGACAGGTAGGCTTTTTGAATATGGTTATTACATTGGAACAAGCCACCAAAATAGCGTTAGACCAACTGGATTAAACCAGCTCTAACATTTTACAACCCCCACAATCTTAAATAGACGGAGGTAAGAAGCATGAGTAGTAAAATTGTAGACCCTGAGGTCACAGAGGAAGTAGTAGAAGAGCAAGTTGATTCATCTTTAGAAGCATTAGCTGTACAGGATGAAGTGGAAGAGGAAGTAATTCAGGAAGAAGCTGAACTCCCTAAGAAATTTCAAGGTAAGTCCTCAACGGAGATAGTTGAAGCCTATGAAAACCTAGAGAAAGAACTAGGAAGGAAAGGGCAGGAGATAGGAGAACTTAGGAAACTAACTGATTCGTATTTGCAATCTCAGATAAGTACACAAGCGGAGACGACTACCACTAGTGAGCCAGCAGATTTTTACGATAACCCTGAACAAGCTGTCAGGCAAATTATAGACAATCATCCTAGGTTCAAAGAGATGAAGGAACAGAACGAGAAGCAAACAGCTTCTTTAACTGCCCAACAACTCGAAAAGGCACATCCAGATTTCCAAGAAGTCATTGGTGACGGAGGATTTCAGGAATGGGTTAATGGAAGTAAGATAAGGCAACGCCTGTATAAGGAAGCTGACTCTTATGATTTTGATGCAGCAGATGAACTGCTTACGAACTGGAAGGAACGACAAATGATTTCCAAAACGCAAGAAGTTAATGAAGGCAAAAAGGTTAAAAGAGATACAGCAATGAAAGCAGGTGAGGCAATGTCGAATGCTTCCGGTGAGTCAACTGCCGGTAAGAAGATTTACCGTCGTGCTGATTTAATACGTTTAAAACAAACCGACCCTCGGAGGTATGAGGACTTGGCAGATGAAATCTATCAAGCTTATGCAGACGGAAGGGTTAAATAATAATAAGATAATAGGAGAAGTAAAATGGCAAAAGGTTTAGTTGGTACAGCTAATGACCAAACAGTCACTACCGCTGCGAATTTCATACCGCAGATGTGGAGTGATGAGGTTATTGCAACTTATCAGAAAAATTTAGTAATAGCAAATCTGGTAACACGCATTAACCACAAAGGAAAGAAAGGCGATGCAATTAATATTCCAGTTCCAGTACGTGGTTCTGCAACTATTAAAGCTGAAAACGCTAAAGTAACAATACAAGGTGACACTCATGGAACTAAGCAAGTATCAATTGATACGCACTATGAATACTCAGTGCTTATTGAGGATATGGCTGAGGTACAAGCACTTAGCTCGCTACGTCGCTTTTACACAGAAGATGCTGGCTACGCTCTAAGTACACAGGTTGACGTTAGTTTGTTTAACGAAGCTGCAAACTTACAAGGTGGTAATGGTACTGTAGGTGCTTCCGGTTGGAACAAAGCCAAAGTATTTAGTGCACCGGGTGTTCTAACTGATTGGGTACGTACTGGTACAGGTAATGCAATTACTATGGCTGCTGGTGGCGACAACGCTATCCGTGGAATGCTTGAGAACCTTGACTTAGCTGATGTTCCTCAAGACGGAAGAGCGTTTATTCTAACTCCACGTCAGTACACTGACTTGTTAGGAATCTCTCGTTTCACTGAGCAACAGTTCATTGGTGACGGAAACGCTATCAAGACTGGTAAAGTTGGTATGATTTACGGTGTTGAAGTTTATGTTACTAATAACATGGGCACTACTGAAGCTGCAACTTCTTCTGTTGTTCACGACATTGGTCTCTTGATTCATAAAGACGCTCTGTGTCTTGCTGAACAAGTAGGTGTTCGTTCACAGACTCAGTACATGCAACAGTACCTTGGTGACTTGTACACTGCTGATACCATTTATGGTACTGCGGAGTTACGTGATACAGCTGGTTTTGCTTTCGTAACTACACGATAGTATAATTAGTTAAATCCTGCCCCTTCTACACGAGGGGGTTTTATTTAGCTAATAGGAGTTTTATGCACATAGCAGATTTGTTTGATGATACTAGCTTTGATATGGAGCTAGAGAAGATTAAGGAAAAGATTGTACAGCTGTATAATCAAGTCTTAGAAAAAGCATATAAGATGGAGAATCCTACAGGTACTCCTGAGGAACTTCAAATGTTTTTAGAGGAAAATGGTTTAGAATTTAAAGGTGAGCAAGAGTCTTTTGATGCAGAGAGTAGTGAGTTACAGGGAATACTTGACCAGATGATGGGTGAAGGTACTGATGACTTAGACCCAGTAGCTAATAAAGATTATACTAACCCTGCTATTGAGAAAGGTCCTGAGCTAAAAGCACACAGAAGTAAAATAGATTTACCTAAGATGTCAGACTTACCAGTACCAAAAGGATTAATGGCTACTCCAAAGGATGTACATAAAAAAATACCTAAGGGTGTTTATGTAAAGCCTAAGACTGAGAAAATAGCTAAGAGAAAGCCAGTACCAGTAGATGTTTCTTATACACCACTAGTACAGGAAATAGCTAGTAAGTTAGCAAGCTTAGAACAAAGAAGAAATATTGGTAGTATGAGAGAATTTGAAAGGCTAACATGAGACGATTTCTAAAAGGACAATATAAGTTTCCAATTCCTGTCTATTTGTTTAGAAGAAGAAGTGAGGATGGAAATCCAAACAACTCACCTGAAGAAGAAATTGAAACAGAGTCAACTGGTTTATTCTTTGTACTTGAATCATCTACACCTTCTGCAATTAACTACATAATCACGGAGTAACAAATGGCTACAACTAAAGTATCAGCATTAACAAGCAAAGCTACCCTAGCAGGTACTGAAGAGATATTAATTAATGATGGTGGTACTTCTAAGAAGTCCACAGTCGCAGCAGTAACCGCAACAAACACAACAGCCATTGCTCTTAATACAGCAAAGACTGGCATTACCTCTGGACAAGCAAGTGCTATTACAGCGAACACAGCTAAGGTAGGTATCACAAGTGGTCAGGCTTCAGCTATTACAGCTAACACAGCAAAGACTGGAATAACATCTGGACAAGCTTCGGCTATTGTTGCCAATACAGCAAAGACAGGAATTACTTCTGGACAAGCTAGTGCTATCACAGCCAATACAGCTAAAGTAGGAATTACTTCAGGGCAAGCCTCTGAAATTACAGCCAATACAGCAAAGACAGGTATCACAAGTGGTCAAGCAAGTGCTATAACTGCTAACACAGCTAAGGTAACTAATGCTACACACACTGGTGACGTGACAGGTGCGACAGCACTTACTATAGCAGCAGGTGCAGTAGACATAGCAATGATGAGTGCTACAGGTACTGCTTCAGGAACAACATATTTACGAGGTGATAATGCTTGGGCAACAGTTGCTTCAGGTAATATAACAACAAGTGGTTTATATGAAATGGCAAATATAATAGCATCTAACTATTCTATTGCTTCAGGCAATAATGCAATATCAGCAGGACCAATAACAATCAATACTGGCATAGCAGTCACAGTTCCAAGTGGAAGCACTTGGGTAATCGCATAGGAGATATAAATGGCTAAAGTAAAAATTACAGGACACGCATCAGGAACAGGTGTCGTTACAGTCACAGCTCCGAATACGAGTACAGATAGAACGATAACATTACCTGATGCTACTTGCACACTAGCTGACAATAGTGATGTAACAACTAAGTTACCGTTAGCTGGTGGAGATATGACAGGTGCATTAGAAATTCAGACAGCACAAGTAACTGGACAATTTGATAGAGATTGCTTTTTGAGATTACACCCTTCAGCGCATACTAATAGCGGTGGGTTTACAAATATGATGTTTGGCACTTCTACCACAAATAACTATGGTGTTGCTATAGGTGGTCTGAGAGCCGGTACAGATAATGCTCCATCTTTCCGTATAAATATGTTAAATGATTCCGTTAGTGGCTTTAATGCGTTGACTATTGATTCTACTGGTGCAGTTACTATGCCTAAGCAACCAGCGTTTTCAGCTCAA